ACACGCCAGCAGTCTCACCGTAAGCCGAGGAGAGCGTGACGTACACAGCCGACGACGAGGTGGCAGGGAGGCCCGTGCCGGTCGTGTCGTTAGCGGCGGTGAAGGTCAAGCCCGAGGTCGACAGAGCGGTCGAGACGGCGTTCATCATGTTGCGCTCTTCGGCGAGGAAGTGCGACCAGATGAGGGCGGTGTGAGACAACTGACGGAGGTCGGTGTAGCCCTGACCGGCGAACTCGGCCTGGAGGCTGACGCTGTCCGAGAGGCCCTGTTCCACGAACGACTTGACAATCTTGTCAGCGGCGTAGGTGATCTTCGACGGACGGTTCAGCGAGACACCACCGAAGGAGGTGCTAGCCGAGGTCGAGGAGAAGAACGAGGACAGGTTGGCGACACCACCGACACCGGCGTTCGAGACACCAGTGATGCGACGGAACTCAAGCGCCTGGCCCTGAGCCTTGATGCGAGCGATGCTGTTGCGAAGGTACAGTTCCTTCGGGATGAGCAACGACAGGACGGGGTCGAGGTTGTACGGTACGAGGCCCGAGACACCAGAGACCGTGTTGTTCAACGGGCTGGTGAGGGTCAAGTCCTTCTGCAAGTCGGCGAGACCGTCGAGCGAGGACTGCACAGCAGCCAACTGGTCGCCCGAAACAGCCTTCGTTATTTCGCCCTGCAGCTCAGCGATGCGCGAGGCAGCAGAGGCAGTCTTGGTGATGCCGGTAGTGGGTGAGAACGTAATCTCTCCGCGCTTGTGAGCGGCGAGGGTGTTCGCGTGGACGGTGCTAAGGGCTGACTTGTAAGCCTCAAAGCGCTTGACCTGCTCGTCCGGCGAAAGGCCGTCGAACATCTGGTCAAGGGAAGGAGCGGCGAGTGCCATGCTGTTTCCTTTGTTAGTGGTTGGTTAGTTCGCTTCCAGGGCCCGAGCGGTGTCGAGGTACTGGTTGCGGAGTGCAGGGTCGGTGATCTGTGCGGCGAGGGCGCGGTAGCGCTGCGCTTCTACCTCACGGGCCAACACTGCGGCTGACTTGCTGGTCTGTTCACGGGTGGCGCGGAGTGCCGGCCCCCCAGGTGCAGCCATTGACTTCACTTCGTCGAGCGCGGCCTTTAGGAGTTCAATCTCCTCTGTCGCCTTGCTCAATTCAGCCTTAGCCGTCATGACTTCTTCAAGGCCCAGCGCCTTGACGATTTCGGAGCGCAGTTCGTCCTTGACCTCGGGGGTCGCCGTTTCTGCGCTTGCGTTCTTGATGAGGTCGGCTGATACGCCGAGACCGATGTAGGCCATCGTGTCGCCTTCTTTCTCTTCATCCCATCCGGTGAATGGGGCTTCGGTTTCGTTCTCTGAGGCTTCGTCAGTCCACCAGCAGAGAAATAGTTCGAGGGTCGTGAGCAGTTCGCGCACGTCGCAGATTTCGTTCTCGTCGCCTGCGACCATCTCGTCGAGTTCAGCCTTGATGGTGGCGATGAGGCCGTTGCGGATTGCTGCGAGGTCAGCCGCGTCGTGCTTCATGTCGTCGGCCTTGACCAACTCAGCGTCTGCGCCCTTCCAGTTGTCAGGAATCAAGTCCTCACGGCCCAGCGCCTTCGCACGGGTCTTGATGTGGGCCTTCGCCTGGGCTGGGTCTTTGGCGCGTCCGATGCTCTGGATGGCGTTGCGCAAGTCCTTCACGGTCTTGATGGGGAAGCCGCCGCCAGGGAGCGCCTGACCAGCCTCAGCCATGTCAGCGCGTTCTGCGTCGCTGTAGTCCTTCTTGGCGAGTTCGGGCTCTGCGTCCTTCATGTCGCGGTTGTCGAGCGACACGGGGGTTGAGACGCGCTCGGGCTCCATGAACTCCTCGCGGCCTTCGGGCTGGTGTCCAGTACCACCGCACACGTCGCAGTCGGTCTCTTGGGTGTTGCCCTCAACGTTGGTCTTCTTGCCAGTGCCGGAGCAGGCGCGACAGAAGGCAGGCTCGTCGCGGTTGAGCACGTTCTCGCGCACTCCTGGCTCCTCGGTCATTACGGCTTCGGCGTTCAGCGCTGGGCTTTCAGCCTTTTCAATCTCGGTCACGGCTGACCCTTTCACTAGTACGCCGTCTACTGACTTGGCGATTTCGATACTGCACGACGGGTTGGCTGGTCTGTCCACCAGGCTGAGTTCGACGACAGACCCCGAGCAGATTCTTCCGCCAGGCGCTTTGTTGTCCTTGATAACTCGTGCGTTTTTGATGCCGATGGAAAAGCCCGTGTAGATGCCTTCTTCGACCATCTTGGCGGCTTGCTCGTCCACGATTTTAGCCGTGACAACGAAGCCAGAGCCCGTCTGTTCCATTTCGGTAGCCTTACCGATGGCCTTGCTCTGGTGCATCTCTCGAATGTTGCCCAATGCGAACCAGTCTGGCAACGCAGACTTGAGCCACTCGGGGTCGCAGATTTGCTGGTCGAGGTCGAGGGTGTCGTCAGATGCCAGTCCCTTGACATACATGAACCCGTCGGGGCCACGCTTGGCGGTCAGGTTGCCGAGGTAGATGGACTTGATGGTGTCGGTCATGTTTCTCCGTTAATCCGTGACCGCTTCAACCGTACACATACAGTTCGGGTGGTCTGGGGGTGTTAGTTCCTCGTCAAACGAGTGAGGGTTGGCGCTCTCTAGGTTTAGGCACTCGGGGCAGGCGGTGTCGTAGGCGACCCAGTTCCAGCCCGTCGCTCCGCTTGCTTGGTAGGTGTCGAGGGCGGCGACGTTGTAGGCGCGGTTCGCTTCGGTTGAGGCGATGATGTCTCCGCGCGTCGGGTTGTCCACTATCTGCCCGATGACCGTGCCGATGTCGTGGGCGCTCAGGTTATTCGCGATACCGTCGCGCAGAGCCGTCTGGATCCGTGCGAGCGTGGTGTCGTTTATGCCCTTGATGCGGATGCCGACTTGGTTGAGCATCTGCTGGACACGAGGCCCGAGCACTGCCTCAGCGCCGACGTCGGCACTAGCGGCCTCTGAGCCCTGCGAGACTGCGCCCTGGTAGATGAGGCGTAGGACTTGCTCGGGCTCGGTTGGGGCGACCTTGACGTTCGCTAGGACTGCTCCCTGCACTGCCGCTTGGACGAGCTCGGGGCTTGCGTCTTGGGGCACGTTGCGCAGGGCTTGGTCGATGGCAGCCGATACGCCGGAAACTGCGCCAGCGAGGGCGGCAGTCAGCGCCTTGCGGTGCTTCTCAGCCAGTCGCTTGATGGCAGGGTAGTTCGGCAGGTCTTCCTTAGCGGCCTTAGTAGTCAAACCTTTTGGGGTATCGCTTATCTGCGCTTTCAGGAGCTCAGCCTCTTCGGGCGTGTGGTACTTGAACTCGAAGGCACGGGCGCGAGGCTTAGTGGCGAACTTGGCGAAGGCTTTGGCTTCCTGCGCCTTTAGGTCAGTTTCCTTCGGCCCGCTTTGGTTCGCGCCTTCTTGATTCGTGTCTTGCGCGTCTTGGCTAGTTTGACCTTCGCCGCTTTCTGCAGTGACATCTGGCTGTCCAATCTGTCCAACGGTTTCGCCGGTGCTGTCGGTGGTGAGCAGGCCCTTGAGGAACTGGATGGCGTTGCCGGCGACGATGAAGGGCTCGTCGGCTTCGGGCATATCGTAGAGCGCCTGGCCCAGTTCGCCCTGTACGTCGTTGAGGGTTTTCTGACCGGAGAACAGCGCCACCTGCAGGGCTTCGGCCTGATCTTTAGCGGTGATGGCGTTCTGGCGGTCTTGCATGACGAACGTGACGTTCAGGTCTGCGTCGAGGTAGCGGCGCGAGAGGGAGTTGATGACATCGACGATGTAGTTCTCCATCGGGCGCGTGGAGACGGTCTCGGAGGACTGCGCCTCGCCTTCCATCTGACCCTTGCCACCACCGAGGCCGGCGCGAGCGATGACACCGAGAGCCGACGGCGACACGCCGAAGATGGCGGCAACACGCTTGATGATGAACTCGTCGTAGTCGGGCTTGAACTTCTCGTCCTGGCTTCGGGTCTCTACGGGGTCGAAGCCGTCAGGGAGCACCTTGATACGGTGGCGCTCGGCTGTAGATCCGGTGAGGCGGTCGTTGAGGACGCGCTCGTAGCCTGCCAACTTGTCGAGGGTGAGTTCCATCGAGTTCGTCTTCATCCACGTCATAGGCGTAGAGCCGAACTGATACTCAGCCCTCATCCACGCCTGGCGGTCGAGGTAGAGCGTTGCGGCTGGGATGGCTTCCTCGACGGGCGAGAACCCATAAGGCGACCAGGTGCGGCGGTTCTTGACGAACACGCTGAGCTGGTCGGTCTTGTATTCCCCGTACTTGCCAGGCGAGTTGTAGAAGTCGCCGTCGCTGTCGGGGGATGCCACGAACTCGCCGCGAGGGAAGCCCCAGAGGACTTGCTGGTAAGCCGGCATCGGTGGGTGGGGAACGTCGCCTCGGTTGTCCAGCAGAATCTTGATGGTGGGCGCGTCGATGACATCGAAGCCGATGAGAGCGCCGCCGAGGTTGTAGCGAGGGTAGATGCAGAGTTGGTCGTAGACGAACACCTGCCACAGCGCCTCGGTGAGCCACTCAGACCATGAGCGCTCGGACTGGGTGTAGGGGTTCTTCCAGAAGGCGGTGAGGCGGTTGATTTCCTGCCCGTAGCGTTCGCGACCGATACGCGAGGCCTTTGCGTGGGAGCAGTTCTCCTCGTCCATGATTTCGGCGATGCAGGATTCCGAAAGGTCGAACGACCAATCCTGCTTCACGAGGTCGCCGACACGGATCTCGATGGCGCGGTGGATGATGTCGCACTGCTCAGCCAGCGACTTGAGCACTTGGTAGGGCACTTCCTGCTGGGTGAGGTTCAGGTTGGTCGCTACTTGGTACTCGTACTTACGAGGAAGCGCACGGCCCGTCTCGTCGAGCACAACGTCGATGGGGGCCGGCAGGAGTGGCGCAGCTGGGCCGAGCATCGCGCCGAAGCCACCACCGTCAGGCGAGACACCTGGGCGCTCCATAGGGATAGCCTGCCCGATGCCCGTGATGATGCCCTGACCGCCGATAGTTGAGTACGGCTCAGACGGCGTGGCGCGGTTGTAGTTTGACGTCCCTAGCGGTGAGCCCGAGAGCCCAGCCTTCACAGCCTCGGCGACGGTTTCAGCGAGTTTCTGGTCTCGTGCCTTGCGGCTGAAGCGGTCTAGAAGCGCCATTTCGTCCTATCGGGGATAGACCTGTCGGAGGTCGTATTCGTTATTGTGCGCCCCACAGGAGGGGCAGTTGCTTGAGCCTGCGGCGACCGGCATCCCACAGATGACACAGGGCGGCGCTATCTCTTGGAAGAAACGGTCGGCGCTTGAGCCTGCCGCTAGTCCGAGTTCGGTCAGTCCGTGCACCAGAGCGTCGAGGCGGTCGGGCGAGAGGCCGGAATCAGGCAGCCAGGTGGTCATCTGGTCTTCGAGCAGGTCGAAGGCTCCGACGTGGCTAATGCGCCCCTGCTCATAAAGGGCTGCGATGGGCTCGGCTCGAAGGCGCTTGCCCTGTTTGGCGGTGATGCCCTTGTAGGGGGCTGTCGGGAGCACGGAGCGAATGGTCTGCTCCACCATGTCGCCGCCCTGGTTCTTCTCGGCGACGATGCGGTCGGCGTTGAAGTCGTGGAAGGCTTGGACTGCCCTGTGAGCCCAGCCAGAGGGCGTGTCACGGCAGGAACGGTCTGCGAGGACGTATCCCCTGCCGTCGGCTCCCTTGCCGACTACGACGATGCCCGTCTCGTCCGATTCCTCGCCGGAGGTCACGGCTGGGTCGATGGCGACCACGATGCGAACGAGCTCAGGGGCTTCGTCTACTCGGGTCTCGTCGATGTCGCTCAGTCGCCAGAGTGCGCCAGGGGTGTCGAGGAGCAGTTCGCCGTAGAGTTCTTGGCGACCGAGGCGCGTTCCCTCGTAGCGGGATTTGAGTTCTTCGAGGGCGGCTTGCGAAAGGTTGGCGGCGTTATCGAACGTAGATCCGCGCGTCACCACTACCGAGCCATCCGTGCGAGACATGAACTCGCGCAGGAGTTTGGTCGGGCGTGGCGTGGTGGTGATGATGGTCTGGGGGTTGCCGATACGGAGCGCAGGGGCGAGGCCAGCCGTCCAGGTTTCCTCGTACCTCCACGCGGCGAACTCGTCGAGCCAGGCGTAGGAGAGGTTGAGACCACGAGCACGGTCTGGCTCGTCTGCCGAGACCATGTGAATCTTGGAGCCGTTGGTCAAGGTGATTTGCCCGTTACTTCGGTTGTATTGCTCTAGGGCTCCGCTAGGCAGGCTTTTGATGATGCCCGAGGGCCCTTCGACACAGGTGCGCCGAACGTCCGTGAAGGTCGGGGCCACCACTGCGCACTCGATGCCAGGCTGCGACATGGCCTTCTCGATTATCCAGCCTGCGCCGGTGAAGGTCTTTCCCCAGCCTCGGCCTGAGAGGATGAGCCAGATGCGCCAGTCGCCCTCGGGGGGGAGTTGCTGGGGTCGGGCGTTCTGGCGGTAGCGAGACTTGGCTAGTTCTTTCTGGGCGGCCTCGGCTTTGACTGCACGGGCTTTGAGCTCAAGGGCCTCAAGCCGTTTCAGTTCCGCTAGGCGTTGCTGCAGTAGCGTCGTCATCTATCTCCCCGAGCGTGGCCTCTAGGCGCTGAATCTCGGCTTGGATGTAGTCGAGCGTTATGACCTCGGTGCGTACCGGAGCGTCTAGGCCTAGCAAGCGAGCACGACGATCCATGATGGCAAGGCAACGGTCGATGGCGAACAAAGACTTCTTGGTCATTGCCTGATGGGTGGCGATAGCGAGCAGGTTGTCAAGGCGCTCGCCTTCAAGTCTGCGATACTCGTCTACCGCCTCAGCAGGGATAGCAGCAAGGGCTCGACGTACTCGGGCCAGAGCCGTCGGCTTTGAGCAGCCCATCGTGTCAGCGATTTGCTGGTAGGTATAGCCCCTAGAGCGATACTTCAGCGCCTCAGTGTCGATTAACGCCTGCTCCTCTGTTCGTTCATTAGTAGCCATTTGTTAGGTAGCCCATCGTTAGGTTTATTTCTTGCGCCTGCGCCGGTCTCGGGCTAACGTCAGCCCTATGAAACGAACAAGCTCATCTCGAACCTTCAGCACCTACTACAAGCTCCAGTGGTACTGCCCTATTAGCCTCGCTTGGAAGGACGTACAGAAGGCTTATGCCACCCCAGAGGATGCTCGGATGGCAATTCACGACGGCAAGACTTGGCGAATCATGGAGATTGGAGAATCGGGCCGCAGGGAACTTCTTTTTTAGAGTGGAGCGTGTGGGTCGGACTTGCACCGCCATCTCCGAGCAGGTAGCCCAGCATCTTCTTTAGAACACACACGCACGATTTTTAGCGCTTTTCGCCCTTATACATACTCGCGCCTGCGTCCAGAATTGCCGAAAACGGCAACTCTTGGAAATTAAGGCGGCTTCTGTATTTTGGGTCAACAAAGTAGATGTAGCGAAGCTGAAAGCCTGCAAGGACTTCTCCCCCAGAAGCTTCAACGTATTTCTTAAAACTTGTGCCTCCTCCAGTTACCTGGGCAAAAGTTTTGCCCTTCAATTCAGGGCGAGGCGCATTAGGGCTTGACTTGAGGGTAACGCTATGAACAACTTCTCCGCTTGGCAGGCGGCATAGATCTAGCGATTTCTTGATGCCCGTAAGAACAAAACCTGAGGCTCGATAGATGGTTCCGTCTCCGCATTGCGTGCCATCGGCAAAGGAGATCACCCACTTAACGTGAGGAGCGTGCTTCCTAAGCAGTTTCATCGCCACCGAGATGGCACGGCTCTCCGAGTTTTTGGGGAGTGCGTCCGAGAAGGCCATCCGATTTAACTCTAGAAACTCATTCCAGCCGGTACCCTCGACAAGCCCAATTATTTTGCTCTTATCAAGCGAGGGGCCGAACTGCATTACGCCTTCCAACTTGCCGTCCCAGAATACGCCGAGATGCAGTTGCGAGTTTGTAGCGACCTTGCCCGAGTAGTGATTCTTTCGGATGAAAGCTCGGGCATCCGCCGAAGCGATTGGCTTGACTATCAGGTCTTTAGCCGAGGCCACGGATGAAGTCCTGTGCGATGAAGGACAAGGCGTTGCCGTTGCTGTTCTGGTTGCCGGTGTCTAGGTCGTACCCATTGAGGGTTTTGCACCTGGCGATTGCGTCCTTTACGGTTTCGGCCTGCTCGTGCGTAACGGTAAAAGACATCTGAGTGTATTCGGATCGGTCTCCATCCGGCAACTTTCCGAACGCATCCTCCTCCGAGACCAGCGTGGGCTCAAGAACCTCTACCGTTGGCTCGGCGATTAGGTCGAAACCCAGCGCCGTAATGTCGTAGCCTTCTTCGACTAACTCTGCAAGGGCCTCGGTCAATACTGCGTCATCCCACTCGGAGAGCGCCGAGGTTTGGTTGTCTGCGAGGGCGTAGGCACGAGCAGTAGCCTCATCCCATTCCTTAGGCGTGCGGTCAACTGCCAACTCTGTCCAGCCCAACTGCTTTGCCGCTTCGAGCGTTCCGTTTCCGGCAATCACAACGCCATCATGCGTAATCACTAGGTTCCTGCGCTGCCCGAACTGTGCCAGGCTTTCGGCAATGGCGGCGATGTTGCGCTCGTCGTGCTTGCGAGCGTTCTGTGGATCTGGTCTCAACGATGAGATTTTAACCACTTCGAGTTTCATTTTGTTCCCCATTCAGGTGCAGTCCACCTAGAATACTTAAACACTATACCATAGATGGTGACATCTGGTAGGACATACCCAGTGACCGTAAGCGCAGGGCTTTGGTGTCCAGGTGGGCCTGTTCCTCTGTGCGCTCAAATCGTGGCATCGTTTAACCGGCTTAGTGTCTAGTTCGTAGGCACAAT